TCCCGGTGGGAGAAGATATTGGAGATTACACCGTTTGATACGGATACGATCGAGTTTCGGAATTTCCGCGTCCATGCGAGGTTGCTTGAGGATAAGCCGTATACCTATCGGACTTTGTGCAAACAGCTTGCAGCACTCTGCGGATCAGACGGGTATACCATAAAATTGGATCACGATGCCTATACGCTGACTGTTCGTGTGGCACTGAAATCCAAGCAGTTTCGGAACGAAGCGGAGCAGATGCTGGAGCGCGTTGTGCCGCTCAATCTGATTCTCGATGTAGATCTTATGTATAATACGCACGGGATCATAAAAGGTACTGGGTTGACGCGCGGACAGTTGGCAAAATATACGCATAACGAATTGCGAGAAGAGCCGTTTTAGAAGAAAGAGGTGATACGTTGGAAACAACAAAGAATTGCAGCTTGAAAAAGCCGGGGCAGGACGATTTTTACGATGTGCAGGATTTTGACGACAACATGGAGATCATTGACGAGCATATCGG